TCCTCCCAGCCTGTCTACTAATAGGTTCAGACGCTGAATATCTAGGATCAGTTGAAGATATTGACTGAGCACCTTGAATAAGTTCTCCACCGGCAACTGAAAGAATATTTGTCGTATCAGTAATAACTCTTGTTCCACCTGTAAGTTCAGCCTGTGTGCCGTTAATCGCTCCTGCTGCTCTATTTGTTGTGAAATTATCATTAAGAAGGTAGAAATTTTTGTTTGTATAAAAATCTCTGCTCATATCGTCTAATGAAAGTCTCGAGGTTATACCCACAACGCCATAGAACGACCGCCAAAGGTCTGACAAACTGTCATTGCTGGAACTTGTAATCCTTTTTAGGTAAGCTCTGATATGATCATTTATGCTCAAAGAGGTTATCCCTGATCTAGCTGAATAAAAAACATACCTTAACTCTTCTAAAGTTCTATTTGTTAAACCCGTGCTTCTTTCTAATTCTTCACGCTCTAGTTGTCTAATTGGTTTCATTTATGAGAGGGGGAATTTCACCCCCTCGATTAACTCGTTAAGAAGTCTTCAAACCAGTAATTTTACCGCTGGATTTTTCTTCCCTAGACTCAAGTGTTAACTCAGTTTCGATAACCGCTCTTGTTGCAGAACCGACTTTAGCAACATCAATCTTTTGGGTAGGTCTCAAAGTCGCTACTTTCCAGAAATCGTTGTCTAATACCGCTACAACAGTAGAAGTCATATATCTGTGTCTCTTGATAACAATTCTTCCGAAATCAGAATCATATACATCAACAGAACTTGTTAATGATTTATCGTCTGAATCAACATTCTTGGTAGCTCCACCTGTAAATCCGCTAATTTTTCTCTTTTGATAACCATTAGCATAGGCAGTACCGCCAGATTGTAATCCGCCGTCTTCCCATACAGATTGCAATAGGTTATTGAACATTGTTTCAGTCAAATATTCAGTACCAGTACCAGTACCAGCCTCGACATTAGTACTCAACCAAGCCAATACCCCTTTAAGCTCTCTAGCTGTACCAGAAGCACCAGAGTTCCCTGTACCATTTACTAACATGTATTCAATATCTCTTGCGTGTTCTTTCATTTTCTTTGCCATTTGATAAGCAAATTCATCTTCGATTCCTGCTGTATCAACATTTCTTTGTGTATCTGATACTTCTACTGGTGTAACGAAAATTTGGGTGTAGTTTGAAAGTCTTGTTCTAGCACCTGGTTTAGTGAAAGAATAATCTCCTCCTTCAATATGCTTGTTTTCGGCTGCGCTAGCTAAAGAATCGGTTAACCAATCATGGATAACAGATTTAGCTTTTGTTTTACCGAAAGTAGAATAAAAAGGTGTTTCTTTTGGCGATATATTTGTGATCTCATTACTTAGATCTTCTCTATTACCTATCGCTCTTTCTTCGTAATAAAGTTTTGCTGTGGACTGTGCCATATAAAATTTCTCCTAAAAATCATTTACTGTTTTTAGCCTTGAAATATTTAGCCCAATCATCGTCTGTGCCCGTCTCAATAGCTTTGTTGTATAAGTCCGTAAGACCTCCACTGCTTCTCGATATATCAGCACCAGACACGATTGCTTGATCGTCTTTCATCTGTGCAACCTGTTTGGCTACCTCAGTTGTTTTACGATCGGCTATTCTCTTGGCTGTGCCAAACATACGTTCTGCTATTTTTTTAGGGGATACACGTCCAATGAACCTATCACCTAAATAATTTATGTCTTCATAAGTTTCAACAAAAGCTCTAGCCGTTTCTTCATCCTGTAGTTCTGGCATCTCCGTTAGTAGATCATCCAGTTCTTTTGTATGAGTTTCGACTGTCTCACGGTACTTACTAGCCCGCTCTCTTCCTGATAAAACTTCTTCAACTTTCTTAGTAGCACGCTGTTCGACCATTTGTGCTATACGATTCTGAAAATCTCTTGGGTTAGAAATCTCACCTGTGGCAAGCTCTTCCTCCGTAAACAAGTTTTCCATCTCGTCAGCTTTAGGTTTCACGCCTAAAAAGTCGTATACATCATCAGCTTTTCCTTCTAATTGATTAATACGTTCTTTTAGAGCTTTGTTTTCCTGTAGCTTTTTGCCTAAATTCCGCTCCAATCTTGTTGGTTTACGTTCTGCATCCTCTAATTCCTTAGCACTAGAACTAGATTCAGATTCTTCTACGTTTGTATCTTCTACAGATTGATCGATCTGTGGTTCAACTACGCTTGATTCAGATGTCGGCATCACATCTTGGGTTTTCTCTACGCCCTGGTCATTTATTGCCTGATTTTTGGTTTGATCCATATTTGAAAGAACTAATTTTGACTCCATTAAGGTTGGGTCATCCTCACCAGCCCGATCAAAGGCTTAATCCTGTAGAAGAAAAACCTCTACAAGTCCAAACCTACGATTTCAGGTACTAAAAAAGCCGTGATACTGGCGAAACTTTCGTCTCGTTTTCTCACGGCTACAAATGCTAACCTCAGCTAGCAAAAAGCTATTCAATTTGACACTAATCTACCAAACCTCGTAATGTATGTCAATAATTCACTTGTTTGAACATCGGATTACCTTTATCGTCAAGTCCCACAAGGATTTTTGCTGTCCCGATATGCGTTGCTACTTCTCCACTATCAGTTATGCATACTAAATATGGTCCACGCTGAACCCACCTTTTTTCTGATCTCTGTAATCTTTCAATCGCATTCTTCCTTAATTCTTCGACCTGATCTTGAGTTAGACCAAACACCTCATTTTCTGTCGGCTTCGATTGCTTGATATGTTCCATTTACGATATCCTTTACTGCCTCTAAATAAGTTTTCGCCGTAACCGAAGCTAAATATTTATATCCCACGGTCTCAACTGAGTCTTTAGGATCAATATTTAGGCTTTTTAGTGATTCAAGGTATTGGTCGATAATCTTTTGTAACTCCGCCCACCCCGATGTTTGAGCAAGTACATATAATGCTTCATCTCTCAATCTGTTTTCTTGTTGTTGTTGTGGAGTGAACTCTTGTAATAAGTCACTCGCATAAGGTTTGTTATTGTCCATTTAAAATTTCATTAAAAACTTGCTGTATCATCGGATCTTCAAAGTTAACGCCTTGGGGTATCATTCCTGACATTCCACCTTGTGGCATAGGACTGCCCTGTGGCGCGCTAGGCTGTGTTATTGGATCTTGTGCCATTGGCTCTGGTGGCATTTCTTCTGGCGTCATTTCTTGTTCGTATATAATTTTTTCATAATTTTGCATTCCACCTGTAATCAAAGATTGTTTGACTAGCTCCGCAACATCAATAACCATAGCCCCAAGTCTTACTTTACCTGTTTGTTTCAAGATTGCAGGATCAGCAAGCTTGATAGCTAATGATAGGTGATCGGTAATCTCCTGTTTTTGCATCGCCTCATCTTGTTTGTATGTAGAACCTTTATCAATGTAAAACTTGAAAGGTATATCTTTAACATCTTCTGGTTTTATTATGACTTCCGCTCCTGTACCATCTTCAAACATATCTAAAATATCAGGATTTGTTTGTGATATTGTCGCAATCTCTTCCTCAAACACATTAAGTTTTATAGGATGAGCTTGTTTTTTGGATATTAGATCCATAAACATATCATATGTCTCTTGAATAACTTCTTCTTGCAATTCGCGGTCATACGCATCTCTTGCGTTTTGCCTTGCATTTAATGCATTTATAGCGACTGGTGTTTTGCCCATGCCAGGGTCAACGTTTGATGCAATAGATGTATCAGTTGTACCCGCCATGTTGAGCATTGCGGCACTCAAAGCAGGATATGTAGCTTGGAATGAATTAATACCTTGCGGTGATATATTAAATTCTCTGATTGCATTATTTATATCTTTTACTACCCAGTTTGCACCTGCTTCTGATCGAATGGTAGAAGGTACTGTTAAAGATAGGTTCACTAACTTTGGTGGGAAAATAGAAAACTTAACACCATCTAGATACAAATTCCATAAACTGTTAATAGCGTATTGCAATGTTTTACCACGTTCGATTTCTCCAAGTCCCCAGAACCTATCTCGTAGTGGAATAGAATGCTTCACAACTACAGGTATTCGGTTGTTACCATGTGGATTTGGTATATCCCTCACGATTAAGTCATAATCAGGTGCAAAGGTTATCCATCTATCGCGTTCGTATCTAGTTACTAGATATATTTGCTGGTAGTCTTCAATCTGCTGAGCATGTGCATTATCACCCCACTTACGTTCTGCATAAGATTTACCGTCTAAATCCCTAACTTGCCCGTTCGTCTTGTCACCTTTGGATTTTAATAATAATTCTTGAATGTTTTGCCACTTGTCTGACTTTTTGCTTTTTAACCATTCTTTTGACACCCAGCTACCAACGAAAACATACTGACAATCATGAATGTCGTATTTGCCTGGTTGCGGAACTAAATCATAAGGGGAAATTAAAGTTATATCAGGACCCACGTAATCATCTGTAACAACGTAGTCTACTAAGTGACCATAAGAACCATAGACATGTGAATATAAGTTTTCCATTCTGAGTTTATGCAAGATAGAACCGTATTGTGATTTTGCGTTTGGCTCAACATAGTTATGAAGAATCAAGTCCATCATCATAGACTTACCTTTATTCTTCTTGGTCAAAGCCCTGACCTTTCCAGTAGGGAGTCGGTTCATCACGCGATACATTCGCTCGAATACTATCGTTGATAACCGAGGATCAAACACTTGTGACTTTGTGCTGTTCTTTGAAATAGAATCAAGATTCCTGTTTAAAAGTATCGCTTCTTTTTCATCCCAATCGGCACGGATCTCTGAATAAGAATCCCAATCTTTTTTATACTGTTCGCATAGCACAACAGGATCAATTGAGTTGTTCTCTTTTTTTGGATCTTCTTTTTTCTGTTCTCGTTTTTTAGGCATAATTAAAATTTGTCTTCGCGAATTCACCGTGATACTTTAATGCAAACTTATCGTAAAGCCTCGCAGCTTCCTCAGCACTTTTACAACTCTGATCCAATACCCTTTTGCCGTTATATTTTAGCTGAGCTTTCCATAGCTTATCTGCTTTATGCCAGTAAACCCCTTTAAAACCACTTTTATTTTTCCTGGATATATTTCTGTTTCTCATATTTTCTGCATGAGAACACCCCCGAAGATTGTCTTTCCTATTATCCAACCCGTTCCCATTGATATGGTCAACTACCTCAGCCTCTGGCATCAATACTCTATGAAAAAGCACCCGACATCCCTTTGATTTACCATGCCTACCGACAATGTATTTAAGATTTTTAACTCTTAAAACCCACCAACTGTATGCATTGAATAAGTCCAAGTCTTCATTGTCTAATAGTATTTCTTCCCCCGATAACATAAGTCTCATCATGCTTTACTGTTTTATAAATATGTACTAAAAAAGCCGTGCTACTCGTTCCGAAGAACTTTCACACGGCTTGTATCTCTAAACTCGTTTAAAAATAAACCGATTATTTTGTTATACTACTATCTTGCACGTTTTGCGGGCTATTGTCAACGTCGTAATTTATGGTATGGTTAGACAACCACAATACTTGCTCGGGTCTGCCTTGCCGTATATTCACTTGAAACACAATCTCTGTTGATTCTTTACGATCCATGCTTTGTTTTACACGTTTTAGCATATCTTTTAGTGCATCTTCATAGTTTTCTTTGTTATACTTCTTGCGTTCTTTCCCATAAAAGGTTTGTTTGACAACACGTTTGTTATGAAACTCAACCTCTACATTAAGCACACCATATCCCAATTTCTCAATAATAGCTTCTTGAGCATCTATCGCACGTTTGTTTTGTCTTGTGTAATGGCTGGCAGGTTTGTCCATCAATAAAATCCTCCTGAACTAAATAATCTTTCGTCTGGTAAATCTTCTATACCCGATGTAAAAACTTGTTCTGGCTGTTCTGTCTGATACAACTGCCACGCGATAGCCAAACTCATTATTAGGTCATCGTGGGCGTGTTTTTCTGCTTGTGCTTTCCAACTACTGCTTGTCTGCACAACAATAAATGCAAACATTTCGTTAACGGTTTGCTTGTCGTATATCCTGATTAATTTATTATCTATAGCGTTTTTAAGGTCTTCTAGCATCTTGGGTCTAGTAGAACTCGAAGTAGTCCAACCATATCTTTTGGCTTCAGATTGCTCTATCTGCCCCGCCATA